GTATCAAGGCTGCTGGGCGTTCCAAGTACACTGAAGATCCAGTGATTCATTTCTATCAGTGGGAAGTAAACGGTAAGGGTGAGAAGAACCCTGTGCCTAAGCTTGTTGACACTGACAAGAATGAGATTGATGTGCAGATTGGTAACGGCTCAAAGGTTGCAGTGCAGTGGCGTTCAGCCGTGTACGGGCCTAACAAGCAGTACAAACGTGCAATCCTTGAGAACGTACAGATCTTGGATCTTGTTGAGTATGGTCAGGGTGCTGCTGGCGAAGCTGCACTAGCATTTTAGAGGATCTGTTATGAGTGAAGAAGCTAAGGGCTGGACTTTTACAGCCGACGATGGAACCTATGCCGTAGAGAAATTTACGGATGAGGGTAAGCTTGCATTCAATCTTTTGCTGGAGACAGACAAAGAGTTGAGGGCAGCACAGAAGACTGTGGCTAAACTAGACATGGCTCTCAAGGGGTTTAATAGTGTTTTAGCAGCACAGTTAACTGAAGAGATGCTAGTGGTGGAGGAGAAGCCAGAGCCATTGGACTCTATGGACTAAACTGAGGGGGCTGCAAGGCCCCTTTCTTTTATGGAGACTTAGATGTCTTTTATAGAAACTCACAAGCCCTGTTCAGTATGCAATAGCAGTGACGGAGCAAGCATCAATGAGGACGGTACTGCCAAGTGCTTTTCTTGTGGAACATTTTATACTTACGAAGGGGGAGAAATGATACAAGCCCCAAAACTTGTAAAAGATAATGTCGCAATAACTGAAGGAGACTTTAATGCTTTGCATGACAGAGGAATATCGCTGACAACTGCAAAGAAATATGGTGTTAGATCAGTAGTAAATTCAAAAAATGAAGTATCCCGACACTTCTACCCCTACTACAATGGATCTGAAGAAGTCGCATACAAGACTAGGTATGTTAGTGACAAAGGCTTCACAGCCTCTGGCCCTATCTCAGAGTGTGGCTTGTTCGGACAACACACTGTCGGTGATAAGGGTGGTAAGTACATTACCATTACTGAGGGTGAGTGCGATGCTATGGCAGCTTACGAGTTGCTGGGTTCTAAGTGGCCTGTGGTATCTGTTAAGAATGGAGCGCAGGGCGCAGAGAAGGATGTTAAATCTCAAATAGAATTTCTTGAGAAGTTTGACAACATCGTGATCTGCTTTGATGCCGACAAGCCCGGACAGGAAGCAGCGAAGAAGGTTGCGCGTCTGCTCAAGCCTAACAAGGCTAAGATTATGGTCATGCCTGATGGTCATAAAGATGCCAATGATATGTTGCGTAAGAATCAGCACGGCTCTTATGTTAATTCTTGGTGGAATGCTAAGACTTACACGCCTAGTGGTGTGATGAATGTCAGTGAGAATAAGGACAAGTATCACAATCGTGTAAAGAAGAAAGCTATTCCTTATCCTTGGGAAGGGCTTAACAAAAAGCTTGAAGGCTTACGCACAGGTGAGTTGGTTCTTGTTGCAGGAGGCACAGGCTTGGGCAAGACTGCTGTTACACGCGAACTAGAACACTGGCTTATAAAGCAGACAGAAGACAACATAGGCATCGTCGCCTTGGAGGAAGACTGGACTCGCACAGTGGATGGTATACTATCTATTGAGGCCAACGCTAAACTACACATTGATCGAATCAGGGAAGAACACTCAAAAGAAGAACTAGACATTCTTTTTGATGATCTCTTTATAGACAATGACAACAACGACAGGGTGTGGATACACGCACACTTTGGCTCCAATGATATTGATGGCATCTTTTCTAAGCTGCGCTATATGATTGTGGGCTGCGAGTGTAAGTGGGTTGTTATAGATCACCTACACATGATGGTGTCTGCAACCTTGGAAGGCGATGAACGCCGATCCATTGACTCCATTATGACTAGGCTACGAAGCCTCGCAGAGGAGACAGGAGCGGGGCTTATACTGGTTTCTCACCTAAGACGTATAGATGGTAACAAGGGCCATGAAAAGGGCGCAGAGACAGATCTGAGCCATCTCAGGGGCAGTCAATCTATCGCACAGCTATCTGACTGTGTTATAACCTTAGAAAGAAACCAGCAAGCTGATGATCCTGTGGTAGCATCTACTACCCGTGTGCGTATCTTGAAGTCTAGATACACAGGGGATGTAGGGATCGCTACCTATCTACAGTATGACAAGGATACTGGAAGACTCAACGAGGTTGATGATACTGACATAACCTTTGAAGAAGAGACAGGGTTAGCCTTTGAATGAAGATACTATTTGACATAGAAACTGATGGCTTAGATGCCACAAAGATATGGTGTCTAGTAGCACAAGAGGTAGATACAGGAGAGGTCTGGGCGTTTGGGCCTGATGATATTGAACAGGGAGTAGAGCTTCTTAACAAAGCCTCACAACTCTCAGGGCATAACATCATTGGCTTTGACATACCAGTGCTTGAAGATCTGACCTCATTTAAACTAGGCGAACAGAAACTAATAGATACGCTGGTGCTTTCCCGGCTCTTTAACCCAGTACGTGAAGGCGGTCACAGCCTAGCAGTGTGGGGGCAGAAGCTAGGACTTGGCAAGATAGACTTTAAGGAGTTTGATTGTTACAGCCCTGAGATGATGACCTACTGTAAGCGTGATGTTGCCTTGAACGTGAAGGTCTACAAAGACTTACAACGCGAAGGCGTAGGCTTTGATCCTAGATCTATGGCCTTAGAAACTGAGGTGGCTAGTATCCTCAAGGATCAAGAGCGCACAGGCTTTTACTTTGATGAGTACGCAGCGACAATGTTACTCGCTCTAATGCGTGAGAACATGGCTGATAAAGAAGCAGAGGTTGCTAAGGTTTTTAAACCTAAGATGGATGAGCGTATCATTTACCGCAGGGAGAAGAAGTCTGGCGGCTTGTCAAAGACAGGTAGCTGGGATACCTTCAATGGGCCGGGAGTCAGGCTTAGAGATGAGGAATATGAGGAGCTGTCTAAACCCGCAGCATTCACAACGACTAGAATAACTCAGGTTGACTTCAACATAGGATCACGTAAGCAGGTAGGAGAGTACCTGATTGAGTTTGGTTGGAAGCCTACGGAGTTTACTGTTAACGGTAGACCTATTGTGAATGAGAAAACTTTGTCGCTTATAAACGACATACCACAGGCAGAGCTTATAAAAGACTACCTGATGTATCAAAAGCGTGAGGCACAGATTAAGTCTTGGATCAACGCTGTGAAAGAAGACGGTAGAGTACATGGCTATGTAATACCTAACGGTACTATCACAGGCCGCATGACCCACCGTGAACCTAACATGGCACAAGTACCTAGCTCTAACTCGCCCTACGGTAAAGAGTGCAGAGCAGTATGGACTGTACCCAAGGGTTACAAGCTGGTAGGTATAGACGCTAGTGGTCTTGAGTTACGAATGCTTGCACACTATATGGAAGATGAGGACTATACAAATGAAATCATTAACGGTGATGTCCACACAGCTAATCAAAGACTTGCGGGACTTGAATCAAGAAATCAGGCTAAGACATTCATCTATGCCCTCTTATACGGAGCAGGAGATGAAAAGCTTGGCAGTGTGGCAGGAGGAGGTAGAGACACTGGTGCAGGACTTAGACAATCTTTCTTCGATAATCTACCATCATTCACTGCTCTTAAAAACAAGGTTGCAAGAGCGTCAACAAGAGGCTACCTCAAGGGGTTAGATGGGCGCAAGCTGTTTGTACGTTCAGAACACTCAGCACTTAACACGCTGTTACAGGGTGCGGGTGCTATTGTTATGAAGCAAGCCTTGGTAATGTTTGACAAGGCTTTATCAAACAATAAGCTAGATGCTAAGTTTGTTTGTAATGTACACGATGAATGGCAGGTAGAGGCTTTGGAAGCACACGCAGAGCAGGTAGGTATGCTGGGTGTTGATGCTATCATAGCCGCAGGTAAACACTTATCACTCAACTGTCCACTAGACGGGGAATACAATGTCGGAAGAAACTGGTCAGAAACCCACTAACCCTACTAATCCTAAGAATGGTGAGTACATTTTTGAAGATGGAGAATGGTGGTACATAAATGCCCATGACAAAAATAGACGTAGGGCTATTGCGGCACAGAACATTCAGAACACAAGAATGTGGGTAGACGGTAATTACATTTCTAAGTCCCACCCACTACATAAACCCGGACGATACAAAGGATTTACTGACGCAGCGTTTAGTTCCCTAGATAACTACGAGAGATCTACAGAGGGTGAAGTATATATTATATACAACCCTGCATTTCCCGGCTGGGTTAAGGTTGGAATGGCTGTTGATTCCCAAGATAGATTAAAGCAATATCAAACATCGTCACCCCACAGAGACTATGAGATTGTAAAATCCTATAAGGTATCTAACAGGCGTGAATCTGAAGCTAAGGCCCATAAAGCTTTAACTATAGAAGGCCGTGGGCGTAAAGGTGAGTGGTTTTACATGGGGTCTAATGTAGCCGTTACAGAACTTGATAAACTATTCGATATTGGAGGGCAGTTTGAACTCTTCTAAAGATCTAGACAATCTAGTACCTGACATCTACGCAAAGCTGGATGCTCTTTCACAGGGTCTACCTCTAGAGTTCTCTGACGATCTCATAGAAGACTTTGGAGAGCGTATGAAGGCTGCACTAGTCCACTGGGCAGAGCCGCACAAGCAGTCCAAGGGCTTGCGTATGAGCAACATAGGTAAGCCTGCGCGACAGTTGTGGTATGAGTCACGCAGAGACTTAGATGAACCCTCTACTATGCACCCACACATGCACATTAAGTTCCTGTACGGTCATCTGCTTGAAGAGGTGTTGCTTCTTCTAGTAAAGATGGCTGGGCATGACGTAACAGATGAGCAGAAAGAAGTAGAAGTTGATGGTATCAAGGGACACATGGACTGTAAGATTGATGGTGAAGTTGTTGATGTAAAGACTGCCTCCAACTACGCCTTCAGAAAGTTCTCTGAGGGAACGCTTGCAGTAGATGATCCCTTTGGGTACATGGCTCAGTTAGCAGGCTATGAGGCGGCAGAGGGAACGTCTGAAGGTGGTTTTCTAGCCATCAACAAGGAGTCAGGTGAGCTTGCACTACTAAGACCGGGGGATCTGTCTAAGCCTAACATTAGTACAAGAATAAAAACACTAAAAGACATGCTCACTGTTGACAAACCTCCTTCCCGCTGCTATACTGATGTACCTGACGGTAAAAAAGGTAACATGCGTATAGCCACAGGCTGTAATTATTGTGCCTTCAAGAATGATTGTTGGTCAGATGCTAATGATGGTGTGGGTCTTAGAGCTTTTAAATACTCAAATGGTTTAAAGTACTTCACTAAAGTTGTATCTGAACCTAGAGTAGAGGAGTTAACATGAGTCCTAAGATTTGTAAACGTATTAGCAGACAGACTGATAAAGTTCTAGTCGAGTGGTTGAAGACTTTGATCCCTGAAGAAGATCACAGTAAGTTAGATACCTCTAACATCTATCAGTATCTTCCTCCTTCAGATTATTTCTACACAAATAAAACCCTACGCCTTAGCTTCTACAGCCCTAAGTGGGTGCGTAAGAACATTAAGAAGCTTGTTAAGCTTGGTCATGCTGTAGAGGATATTAATATGAATCTACTAGAGCGAGTAGCAAAGCATCAGTACTAAAAAGAAAACTGGTTGGCGCAAGCCTAGAGTACCTAGACCTAAGAAATACTTGAAGCCTGATGGTAGTAAGTATGATTCTATATGGGAAGCTGTGCTGCATGAATCAATACTTAAAGATTGGGATCATCATACAGACTATGTTTCATATGTTATTGAGCATAAGTATGAGCCTGACTTTGTTAGAAAGATCGGCAGGAAGAAGATCCTTCTTGAATCTAAGGGTAGGTTCTGGGACTTCGCAGAGTACAACAAGTATGTGTGGGTAAAAAAGATCTTACCTAAGAACACTGAACTGGTATTCTTGTTCGCTAACCCATCAGCCCCCATGCCGGGAGCCAAGCGTCGCAAGGACGGTACTAAAAGATCACACGGCGAGTGGGCTACAGCTAACGGGTTCAGGTGGTTTAGTGAGGATAGTATCCCTGACAGTTGGATTGATAAGGCTGCAAGGAATACTGAAGAGTTTAGAAGACGTAATGATAAGATTAACTTGGAGATGCAATGAAGAGTATTGATGACGCAACACCAGAAGAGTGGAATAAACTTAATAAAAAGAAGTCTTGGGTAGATCATGTAATTGAGCAAGAAGATCAACATAATAATCACCCTGTCTTTGGTGAAAACATACCTGATAACAGTACTAAGTTTGATTCAGTTAGCAAGCCAGCACACTACAACAACGGCAGCATGGAATGCATTGATGCAATAGAAGGCATGC